TCATCTTCTGAAAGAACTTTTCCAATTGTTCTTTGCGTACCGTCTTTTAAAGTACGTTCAATGATACCGCTGTTATATTCAACATCTACAACGCCACCTTGCTCAATGTCTTCAGGGTTTGTTTCATACCATAACGATGTAAGACTATGTGCATGAACAGACTTAACTTTACTAGCCCATTCTATTGCTTCTAGCTTCAACCTTTGATTTTCAACTTCTTCGTCATATTCGCTCATTTTACTTTACTCCTTAGCGAGGTAATCTTCGCTATTTTGCCATCTATAACCAATGCCTTGTACAAATGGTACAAAGCCCCATTCTTTTGCTTTTTTGCCCATATAGAATAAACTCCAGCAAGGTATCTCATTTCCTTTACTGTCTTTCTCTAAAGTCAAAAAATGTAAGTCATCTGACCTACGAAATCTAAAGTGTCCTGGCCCACGCCAAATACCACGTGATCCTACTATGTTACCTTCTTTACTTACAACAGGAACATTTTCCCAATAACCACCTTTAAGTATAAGTGTTGCATAACTCCAAGGATGATCGTGTAACGTTGCTTCGTCGCTTTTTAAAACTTTGTGCAGAGTGACATTGAACGGAAAGTTCTTTCTGTCCTTAAGAAACAAATACCAACGAACCAAATAAGGCTCGTTACTATCTCTATCTTTAATTACACGTTTACGACCTTTTAAAAATCCAAACATTAATTGCTCTCTTTCAGTGCTTCAAAAGTTTCAATCTTTGCTAGTTCACGTTCATATGCTTCTGCGGCACGTTTTAGGCCTGCATACTTTTCTTCTTTCTCAATATCTCTACCCACAACACCTAGTACACGTTGTATATCTTTAATAGATTGCATAACGTCTATGCCATCTACTTTTAACTCACCTTCAACAGAAAGACCATATTTTCCGTCTAACGCATTTGTAAATGTAAACGAGTCATTAGTATATATAGATGAAGGATTAGTAGTAAAACTATCGTCCCAAATATTGGTATTGGTTCCTGGGACATCTATTGTAATGCTATCGTTATCGTTAGTAGTACTGTAGCTAAAATTATAATTATCGCCCATCTTTAATCCTCTCATATAAAGAATTACCACTGAAAAAATCTTTGTTAAGTGACTTACGTTGCTTTTCCAAACTAACTAAATAGTCGGAATAGTTTTCCATATAGTTACGTATCTTGTCAACAACTTCACCTCGATGCTTTCTATATGTTGTATAGTCTTCAGTCCATTTACTAGGATATTTAAATTCAGGCAGTGCCATTTCATTGTAGCTGAGTCTGTCAGGCATCATAGGAATAGCATCAACTAATGCTCCTTCGTACCAACTAATGCCAAGTGTTTCTTGCAAGTTAGCACTAAACACCATTTTTGCTTCGCCTAGTAAATTGTGATATTCGTTCTTTGTAAGTTCACGATCTTGACATACAACAAATTCGTATTCAGGTAGTTGTTGTGCTAAGTCATTAAAAATATCAACTTGCTTTTCAGGTGCAACTCTGTGTGGAAAAAGTATAAGGTTACGTTTTTCCATACCTTTATAACTATCCAAACTATTTTTTAGATACTCCATAGGCCATCCTACACGACTTATTTTGTCATAGTCTAATGCATAGTCTTCGCCAAATACATCTGTAAACATATCAATATGAAAGTCTGTAGCAAAGAAGTTATCATCATAACATTCGAACATTGACATTTCAGCATGTCTAACCCAAGGTTTATTACCTATAAGTCTACCTAAGAAGTCTTGCGAATCATAAGACCCTGCATGCCATAAGCCACCAACAGTAATATCAACACCTAGTAGTTCTGCCATATACTTTAATTGTACAACAGTAGGATTCCATGCATCTGTATATAGAAAGTAATCACCATTTGACACTTTACCATTACAAAACATTTCGCCTATTTGTTCTAGTTGTTTACTTTTATAAACGTTAGTACCACCAAAGTTGAGGAACGCCCCAGGCGTAGTTGCCTGAGGAGTATCCCCGCCACTAATGACGTTTACATTTTCATTTGTAGATCTCTTGAGTTGCCTTGGAAGGTATTCTTTCCATTGCTTAGTGTAGCGTGTATCTACAGCCTCAATATCTACAATATGAATAGTCATCAGTATCTCCGTTTGTTGTTATAATTTTTACCTGAAGAGCGAGTTTTCGCTTTAAGGTGATTAACATGCCTTTGGTATGAACGCCATACATAAGAGCGATCGTTGTACAAATCCTTTTCATTGAAGTGAAAAGCCACGTTTTTTGCGTCACCAACATAGCGACAAAAATCTTTGAAGTTTTCCAAGTCTCGAAAAATTTTGTCATAAGCCGGCTTATTAAAGTCGATTGCCATTTTTTAATATCCTCTATCAATAGCACTTTAAGTTTTAGGGTTGGGGTAATAAATTGTACAGCCGTTTTCGTTGTCTTCTGCAACGCTAATTTCTACAAACCGGCCGGGGTATTTGTTAGAAATTTCTTTATACAAGTCATCTGCAATCATCTCACAGCTCTTGTAATCTAGATCGAGCACCGACGAGTTACTGTCAATGTTTTGATAAAGTCGCTCAAGCCAGCGTTTAAACTGGATGAACTCGATGTCTCTATCGTTGTGAAACACTTCGATCCGCACCCGGAAGTGGAAAATATGACGATGCATAATACCAAGGAACGAAACATCATCCCAATCACCGGTCGCCAACTTTGGATCACTATCTGCTCCTGGATACTTATGGACACCTTCTTTATTAAAGGTTACCCATATACTTCTAGTAGCATTATTTAGTGTGCTTTCATCATTCATTTTTTTGTTTTCCTCTCTAGTGCGTCTTAACATATAATCATAATAACGTTCTTGCATAGTATTAGTATACTTTCTTTACAAGGGTTTGTCAAGAGAATATTTACTCCAATCAGTAAATTTTTCTCTATCCATTAAATCGTGCAGGCTATGACACCAAACACCGGGGTTAGTTGCTTTAAAGTCCTTATCGTCAATTTTAATCATTGCATTGTATCCCCACTGTTTAATGTAAGGTACTACAACACGTAGTTGCGGAATAAAATAATCGCTCTCAACTAAGCCGCCGTCTAAGAACCATTCTAAGTTAATAGTACTTGGAATATCTAAACTACAAAGGATACCTTGATCTGTAAACGCACGAATCATTAGATCCCAGTCTTCAAAATTATCTGAAGTCTTAGGATTATATGAATGGTTAGCACCAAAGAAGATATGTTCACATTGTTCGTTTGTATAGTATTCCATAATCTCGTTATAGTTTTGAACACCAGTAACAAACAATGTCTTCATTCCAAATGCAGGAGTCTTTTCAACTTCTACGCCTGTGAAGAATATCGGAGTATCACTTACACCATTTTCATAATCACGTTTCATATTGTTTTTAGCCTCGTTTCTAGTCGATGTATCTCGTCTTTAAACCAAAGTTTTTTAGTTTTTAATCGGTTAATTTCACTATCATTTGCAAATGTATTATACAACACTTTTATTTCTTCGTCAAGTATTCTATGCTTTTTGTATAGCTCTTGTAAATAACCTGCTATTTTATTGTGTTCATCTGTGAAGTTGCTCATCTGTCAATTCCTCTAACTTTGCTTCATCGAATTCAATATCGTCAGCTTCTGTTTCAGGTTGATCAAATAGTTTATCAAACATTGGCTTAGCGGATATTGTCTTCTTACCAATTGCGCCTCGTGTGCCTGGAACTTGCATCCAAAAAGGTCGATACTCTATAATCTTAGCTAACGATAATTCTTTAGTAGGTTGTTCAAATACTTCGTTAATCATGTCTCGTATTGTTTGTACTTGGAACTTACTACCCATTAACATCTTAGGATTGTTGCCAGCATCGTATTGTCTGTTAGCTTCTTGTACAGCATTTATATGAGTCCATACATTATGACCCATTTGTATAGCATAACTAAAACTATCCCAACTTGTAGAATCTTTACCACGTACAGTTGTGTTACCATCGGCATCTAATAAAGGATTACCGGCTTTGTCTAAATCAACTCCGCCTTTAAGTACTTTAATAGTACCAATCTTATTAACATCACCAACAGCGTATGTACAAATATCATTAACTAATAGTCCGTCACTTAATGGACTATCTTCAAACGTTTTAAAGATACCATCTTGTAGTGTTGCATCTTTAAATGTTCGTGTGTCCGTTGCATACTTTAGTTCGTCTACACTAGGAACCATTCGGTAAGTCCACTTACCTTGTACAGGCGTTTCAACTGATGTATAAATCTGTCCATTTGCTGTAGCAAGGAACGGACTAGCACAATCAAAGGTAACCATAAACGTTGGGTTATAGTGCTTACGTACAGCTCGTTGTACGTCTGTAAGCAACGTTGCCCACTCTAGTTTACTTGTGCCTAGGAAGTGCATTACATCGTGTATGCCGCTTTGTAGTAAGCCATCGTAATGACATGTAACAATACGTTTAAGCAATAGTTCAACATCGCACATGTTCTGACCACCCATTGACCACCCATTAAAGTGATTGTCTGGATACTTAACTGGATCGCAATAGTCTTTCATTTGCTCATACCAGTCTTCTGCGTCAGCAAAGTTTTCACCTTGTAAAACGTTTAAGAACTTGCATGCGCCTGTTCTGTGTTTCATCCAATAGTCATTGTTAATGCGTGTTGCTACAACAGCTTCCTGATATGTACTAATACCCGTTGCTTTTGCACCAGCCGGTGAACGTGCTACCCAGGCTGGAATATCAAGTACCATGCCATAGTCCATATAGGCGTCCATCCAACGAAGAACACCATCACGTTTCTTTTGTGCTTTAGGACAGTTAGGATCTTTCCAATCACCTTCCCAAACACCCTTACCAATCTGGAAGCCACCGCTATCGCCTAGTAACCAAGTGTTTTCTCTATCTCTATTCCTTACCATGTCTTCTTTAGGGCTAAACTTGTTAACATCTAAATCAGCATGTCCTGCAGAGTAGAGCGTCCACTTGTACTGGAACGCTCCTTCTGTTTTATTAAGATAGTTAAGACTTTCTACACCATTCTGGAAGTTAGATGGGATACGGGCATCTTCAATGTAAGGACCTTTGACAGGATCAGGATGACGCTGCTTGCCTACATAAGTTGCATAGAAGCCACTAAGTGCGGGCAAGAAATGTGCGTAATCGTTTTGTGCTGTGGTTAGGTCTTTGTTCATGCCTACTTACTCTGCGCCGGAAGGATGTAGTCGTACTTGACCATGCCGCTATCTACAGTAATCATCATTGCACCTTGATCACTAATGCTCATTGTTGCATCACCGTCAAGACTTAAAATGCTTTGCACTTGCGCTACAGGCCAACTCCATGTATGCTGTAGTGTACCTTCAACTCCATGCTGGAATACAAACTCGCCTGCGTGTGTACTTGCATCACCAAAGCTGAATACTAAGTTACCGTTGTCTGTCTTTACATTAAACGTAGGCTCTTCGTTGTGTGCTGCACTCATTAACTTCATACGTGCAATACTAGCCATACTTGGGTTAAGTGTAACATTCCATGATGCACCTTTAAACGTAACAGTCTTAAGTTTTTCTTCAATGATTGCTTTGTTCATAAAGCGATAATCATTTTCAAAGTCACCTGCCGCATTTTCAAAGTGAATATGTGTAGGAATAACTTCGCCGTTACGGTCTGCTTGCATTACATCAATCTTAGCATCTTTCTGATACTCAGGATTCTTTAAATGCAAACTTAGTTTATCTAAGTTAGGCATACCAAACGTACCTGTAAACTCTGCAACAGGATTATTTGTTGATGCTGTTAAAATAACAGATCTATCTTCGGCCATGCTTTCAACTGTTGTGTTTGTATCGCTTGTTACTTTTACTAAACTTAAAAAGCCTAGTGCATGTGTGTGGGCGATAATGTCTTGTAAAATATCTTTCATATGGGTTCTCCGTTTATAATGTTTATTATATTACCTTTATCTTCTTTTGTCAAGAAGTTTTCTATAAAGTATTTAGGTTTCCAGCCTAGTCCTTTAATTTTTTCTGTGTTTGCACAAGTATATTCTCTTTCTCCGGGTGTATTTAGGCGAACAGCAGCCTCTGGTGCAAGGTCTTGGATACGGACAGGAACACCTGTACCAATATCTATTATACCATTTACTTTTGGCCTTGCTATTAATATATCAATAGCGTCTAATACATCTTGTAAATGCACAAAATCTCTATAATGCCTAGTGGCATATTCTAATGTATCATTGCGTAGTCTTTGAAAGAACATATTCTTTCTAGGACAAACATCTGCATACACTGTATGAAAACGCATACCTAGTGTATCCGGATAACGTGATGCAAGTTCTTCTAAACAATACTTAGAAGCTGCATAAGGGTTTAGATCGGGCTCGTAGGCGCTACTAGAGCTTGCATACAGTATGCGTGTGTTAGGGTAAGCATTAAACAAGCGTCTGCTTGCTTCAATGTTGTTTAGCCAATAACTAGCAGGGTCTTTGATGCTTTCACGTACACCGCTTTTACCTGCTAAATGTATTACTAAATCAATTGTAGATTCTTTTGGAAATTGACAATACATTAAGTCTTGTTCTACACCGTCAGCAATATCAATTGTATGTACATTGTGTCCATGCTTTACTGTTAGACGCTTTAGTAATTCACTTCCTATAAAGCCACTTGACCCTGTTAATAAAATATTCATTTGCTATTCACCACACTTTCTCGTAAATTAGATGATGAAAATCTGTGATCTCTATTGTTAAAAAATAATTCAATATCTCGACGTCTACAAATATCCTTACCTGTAAACTCCTTATCTCTATATTCTTCTCCTAGTATGCGTACATTAATAGTATACAGTTCTAAAATGTCTTCTAGATCTTGTTCTGTACCGTAAGGAATGATTTCATCTACATAACTTACAGCCTTTAATTGCGTATAACGTTCTACAACAGTTTGTATAGGTGCGTTCTTTTCAGGTCTATCTGAACTTGGGTCAACTTGTAATCCGCATATAAGATAATCGCATTGTTCTTTTGCTTCACGTAACATTTGTACATGACCTGCGTGTAACAAGTCAAATGCACTACATGTAAATCCTACCTTCATAATCTAAGCCTCGTTCATATTAATACAAATTGCTTGCTGTTCTGGTTTGAAATAACCACCACCTTTGCCAACTTCTGCACTTAATGCTTCTCTTGCTTGGAAACACTCTGTCATTGATGTATGTACAGTAACAAGTTCTACATACGGTGTTACTTCAAAAAAGTATACAAAAACTAATGTCCACATTAATCTTACTCCTCGTAATAATTTTCTGCTAATTTTTTTAGCATAGAAATTAATTCTTCAATAGTATTTAGGTCCTGCTCATTGTCAGTATCTATTTCTGCTTCGAATTTAATTTTCATTTTATTCTCCGAAATCAAACAAACTATTAAACGTATTGTGTCGCTTAGTATCTTCTAATGGATAGTTAAGCACACCAATTAAGTTGTCTAGTTTATTATCAATGATAGTCTCCGCCATTGCTGCATCATCAAAAGGAAGTTCCTTAAACCATTCTGGAATACGTAACTCGTCAGTTGGGTATGCAACACTAGTATAACCTAGCGGATTCTGTTTTAATTTACAAACAATAACTTTCATGCCGTCAACAATCTCTTGCGAGTATTTGTCGCCGTTCATACGCTTCAACGTATTCCAGTTAATGCTTGCCCGCACGTGGCCTGGCATATTTGCCTTGCCTTGTTTTTCTTCTAACCGCCTATAGTGTCCTACTTTGTTTGCACGTTTAGGAGATCCTTTCTCCCAACCAGGACGCTCACTAAACTCCTTACGGAATACAGTAATGCGTTCAAGAATATCTTCTTGTGGCTTATCAGTAAGCACCATAAGTAATAGCTCGCTCAAAAACTCTTGCATAAACACAGGAGTATCTGATCTACGCAAGTCTAAGCCCATTGCCTTTACTTTACCTGCTTTGCCGTCAATATCTGTTCTAAAGCCTTCGTTGTCAATTACTAATGCCGCATAACGTTTCTTAGTAATAAACAAACCTGATTGTGCAATAATTTCACGTCCTGCTGCAATAACATCACTACGTGTTGGCGGACAATGAAATGCATCTGCCATAAATTTTGGGAATGTTGTGTTTGCTTGTTCGCATACTTGATCCATAAGTGTAATACACTTTTCTTTAGACCATTCAAGTTTGCCACTAGCAACTTCATCTCTTAGCATAGGCCAAGCACTAAAGTAGCAAGAGTCAGTATCGCCATAAACCATAGCCTTACCAACGTGATCATACTCGCCTGTAATACAGTTGTTTACTTCGGCACTCATGTGTTTAACAATAAGTCTTCCAGTGAGTGTTGTACTTTGACCAATACGTTTATCAAAGAATCTACAGCCTGGATTAAGAATAGCACCATACAAACTGTTTAGGTTAATCTTCTTAACTAGCTGTCGTTTATCCCAATATTCGATTTCAACAGCATTGCCTGCGTCTTTTGCTTTCTTTAACATCTTCTGCATGTCTTTACGTTCAGCATACCAACGCTTTAGTAGTCCTGGAATAACACCTTCAAACTCAGTTGTAAAGATTGTACCGTTACTACTAAGCATCCACGGGTTTTGATTATCAAATATTAATTTGTAAATCTCTGCTCCGCTCATTACTTCTGTTTGTCCATTTTCAAAGTCAACAGTTAATGGAACATCTTTGCGTTGTTCCATGACAGCTTCGTATTCTTCTGTACTAAAACGTCCTTCCCAACTACCCGCAAAACTTTTCTTCTTTAAGAACATGTCTTCATGTACACGAGCGTCTGACATCTCTGGACGTATTTGTCCAATGATAGTTTCTGGTGCCATATTTAATGCACGAATAACACTAGGATATAGTGAATTCAAATCCATTGACGCTACCCATTTGTGCAAACCTTTCTTAGGAAACGCAACATAAGCACCTGCGGCTTGTGTAGCTTCGTCATCACGCTTTTTACGATTAGGAACCTGTAAGCCTCTGTTGTGTGCTTCGTTAACAATACCTTGTTCAGTAACAGCAACAGCACCCATAGTAGTTTGCAACAACACTGTGTTTTCATGAGCAACAGTATTACTAAGATCAATAAAGCGTAACTTCTTATCTAGTTTGTCTAGTAGTGCGGTATCTTGTATGTTGTATTCAATAAACTTACGAAAGTCATTGTTATATAACTGATCAAGTGTGCCTTCGTATGCAACTTTCTTTTCGCCTACTTCGATCTCGCCAATAGCATCTAGTCGGTATGTATGACGTTCTTCATATGTATACTTACGATATAAGTTCAAACTATCTAAGTGTACACGGCCTACTAAGTCAAACGTTTGGCTCAGCTTGCCATATTTTTCATATTCACGTTTCTTAGGAAGTTGTCCCCACAAGCAGAATCTACGTGTATCATCTTTGCTTAGTACACGACTGGTCCTGTTTACAGTATACGGAATATCATATCCTTCACTGTTCCATCCACTAAGTACATCACTGTCTTCAATAAGTGTTAAGAAAGTGTCTATCATCTCACCTTCTTTTTCAAACAGCATTACGTTTTCAATGCCCACAAGTTCTGCTTTTGCTTGTTCCATAGTAAGCGTCTTAGGCGGCACAGCAAGACATACCATTGTGTCTAACCATTGTAAGTATACACTAATACTTGTAATAGGCATAAACGGATCACTAGGATCAGCAAAGCCACGCTCTGGATCAAAGTCAGTCTCAATATCAAAGAATGCAATATTCATTTTAGGACCATCTTGGTTAAGATAGTTTTCACTTAAACATTGGAAAATTGGATTAATGTCGCTTTCAAACAGTTCTTTGTCTCTGTTAATAGCAACTTCTTTGCGGAAGTCTTTTGTGTTCTTACACACAATACGACTTAGAGGATCGCCGTACACACTCTTGTACTTGCCTCGTTGGTCTTTATAATAAAATGTATATTTTGCTTGATATTCACGGTAATCTCTTTTACCGTCATTTCGTTCAACAACTCTGATAATGTCAGAGTCGCGATCAAATAGTGCGTCTACGTAGCTCAATTATTTCTCCTTCGTTGCTTGTGGCCAACTTAACCATCTACATGCCTAGCTATTGCTATTGGCGTTATATAATATATAGTCTACTAAGAGCTATGATGTTCATAATAATGAACCAACCAGTGAGTACTAATACCCAAGGTAGTCCACGTCTATATGCTCCAAAGAAACTTGCACAACTTCCTACAAAATAGAACGGTATGAAGATATCTGGTCTTGGAGTGAGTACAGTCCATGTTAATATAGAGCTACCTATAATAACACTAACAGCACCTATCATCTCTGCATAGTGTGCAACCGGGTCTGAGGTAAGACTATCTCTATAAAAGTCTTTAATAGCTTGCAAACTATTTGTCCTTGCCGACAGTTACGACTAATGTTTCCAAATCGTCAAACTCATCGGAAACTCTTTCCCAGTCACCTTTTTGTGCAATTTTAATTGCTTTATTAATTAAACTTGGCTTAATGTCAAGCTCTTCAGCTACAGACTTAACTGTATCTTTTAGACCTGTTGTAAGGTCTTCTACTTCCTGATAGACTGTTACGCCTTCATTTACTAGTCTTTCTAATTTTGCCTTTTCATCGGCACCGAATACACGACTTCCCATTGAGGATCTCCTTTAGTAATTTATATACTATTATACGGTATTATGAAGGGTTTGTCAAGAACTTTTTTCGTTTAATTTACGAAAAAGCATTTCTTTGATAGATTCCTGAGTAGGATCTTGCTTGTACTTTTG